ATTCGGTACCCCTAGGAACCCGGAGAGCGTGCTGCTATTCATTATCGGGATCTTAGCGCCCCACAAAGTGAGATCTAGCCGCGGATCGGTGCTGCTGTCATTCTGCAGCGTGCCATATTGCACGCCTTGCGCCGCGTTAGAGAAGATCCCGAGAGTTCCATATACCGCGTCAAAGGGAAAGTCCTGTTTGAGATCGTCGAAGCCGTTGCCTACATAGGTAACCGCATTTTGATTAGGAATGAAAAGGATATTTGCTACCTCACAAAAACCATATGCTATCCCGCCGCCGATATCAGTCCACGATCCGGGCGTCGGGCACGTTGCCAGTTGACTGAATACGTTCGTCGTCATTCCGGCTCCGGAGATCGTGGTCGTCGCTTGCCCGGTGAAGTTGCCGTTTATAATCTCCGGTGTCGGAAACACCTCGGTTGTCGTTCCATTCGGATTGACGATCGTGCCGGACGAATTGACCGCGGACCAGGTGAGCATGGTGAAGGTACCGGAAGCCGAAGCGAGCAGGCCATTGAAGTTTGTTAGCTGCGTCGAGATCGTTACCGGTACCGAGCTCGCGTTGCCGAAGTCTATGCCGACGATCGGGTTAGGGAAGCCGAGGCCTCCGGAGAGGATCCGGGATCCGGTGTATTGCGTTGATCCTCCATATATCTGCGTAACACCGGCCACCTGAATTGTGCTATGCAGCGTGTATATAGTGCTCGAAGCTATGCCTTGCGCTTGCATGACCACTTGTGCGAAAGGAGGATACACCGCTGTTGTGCTCGTCGGATACGAGAACGCGATCGTCGTGGTGGTCCCGCCGGTGTTTGTTTGCGCCGCTCCGAAGTTCATTATAAATGACGAGGTTGTAATAAACGTCCCGCCGCCGGTGAGGTCCGCGGCGCAAGTCTTGTAATAAATGGTAGTAGGATAGCCGTTTCCATTTACCGGATTGCTGAATGTGCCGAACCAATTGAGCGGACTGATCGCTGTTGCTTTGTTTAGATTGAGCGTCGTGGTCGCTGCGGCGAGCGTGGTGGTCGCGCTATCAATGGCGCCAGGAGATTGACTGCAATACCCGCCGCCGAGATCGTCCGCGGTGTCATATTGAATGTCATATTCTATCGTGTGCCCGATCGTACCCTGTACCGCAAGGCCCCATGTCGGGAAATCTATATATATAGGCGGTTGCGGCGTTGAAAGAGAGATGGCCAAAGAGGATCCGAACTTTACCTCGACCTCTTGAGCCGTACCTATAAAAGTGCTGCAGTCCGCAAAATCTCCGATCGTGAGATAATTCTGAACAGAGCAATTTGTGTTTGTGGTATCAATGCCATATTTAGATTCGAAAACGTATACATCGAATGACGAGTCTATCGTGGGAAATGTCGGGCAATTATAGATATTCGTTTGAGTGGTCCCGCCGGCGCATGACCAGACACCTGCGTGCATAGGTCCGGCGTCTAGGTTTGTGATATATTGCCCTGGTCCGAAATTAGGACCGAGCACGCCCATGTCCGCGCGGCCAATAAATGTGCCTCCGGTGGTATAGACCGAGATCGTATCGCCGCCCTCGGTGGTATTGCACGTCGTGAGATTGAAGTATGCCCCGGAATAATAGAGCGCTTGCCAGTCGCTTAAGCTCGAGATCGCATAAGTAACGCCGGCTTGATTGTAATTCGGATCGGTACCACAATCCGGAGCGCCGTTAATGTTTAGATTGACCGCGAAAGCCCGAGGCGATAGTAAAATAAGCGCGATCGGAAATATCCCGATTATCCAGCGGGTAAAACGTAACATTTTTAGAATGACATGGATTTTTATATTTTCCATATGGATCGTGAGGGAGTCGAACCCTCAAGGAGTGCAAATGAGAACACCCCGCACCGGCCGACCCACCTCATTATTTACCCTTCGCGAGACCGTGGACCTTGCGCCACGCGAAGAACAACACCGTTACGACGATGATCACCGGGAGCAACACCGGGAGGATCGCAACGAAGTTTGACTGCAAGCTCGAGATCGTCGCGTTGACGATCGCGAGAGAATCTGATGCAACCATTTTTCGTTATATCGGCATTATTATTAACGTCCCGCCACGGACCACGGCGCGCGACCTCGCGCCGAGTACCGGATCAAACTATGCCGCGCATAGCCCGAGCCAGTAGCCCTATAGCGATCCCCAAGGGAGTCGCGATCGCAAAGATCCCGAGGTACATTTGCAGCACTTGATTTGTTATAAATAATTCCATAATAGTTGTATTAACCGCACGATAAGATAGGTAAGCCCGGCAATACATACATATGCGGTGAAGAAATAGATTATATTATATTCCATTTTATTATCTATTAAAGCGTTTATAAAAGAAATATAGCACGGCTAAAAATACAAAAGTTGTCAATATCAGAAAAACCAGCCAAACAAGCGCGGTGGTCGCATACTCTAGTTGAAATATCGCCGTGGAAGTTTCCTCGGTCGAGCTTGATCCACCACCGCCGCCGCCAGAAGTTATTGTAATAATTGCGGTGTTATTTCCACCGCTGTCTGTTTCGCACGTTGCGAGAGAATTACCGACTCCACAATATGAGTTTGTCCCTCCGACGCCATAATAGCCGCCATTATCCACGAAGATCACCGTATAATTCCCCGGTGTTAATCCTGTAGGAAAATAATCTATACTTGACCAATTAACGGTTAAAGAAGAAGTAACCACGCCAGAAATATCCGCTGTTGTGATTCCTATATTGCTGCTGTTGAATAGTTCATACACGCCCCAATAGGTGCTCGGTGTTATACCAGTCAAAGATACCGATCCCTCGGATCCCGAGGTAGTGATGCTCGGTAATATCGTCAAGGATCCCGAAGCAAAAGCCGTTGATATTAAAAGAGCGAAAAAAGCCGCTGCGGATCCGATAACCGATAAGATCTTGATTTTTCCCACCCTTAGATTATAAAAAAATGGCTGTAATATGCAATATCCCCTATTACATATATAAAACCTATACCGCTATAACACAAAATAAAACAATTGTCAATGAGCCGTAAATTACAACACAACGAAGAAAAAAGACCACCCGTATTATAGACTTCCCCCCCTGAACCGCGAGCGCTTCGTGGCACGAGGGTGCTCACACCCGCTGTGAAAAAGCGGAGTGCGAACACCCTCGATTAGGGTAGGGCTGAGCTTAAAACGATCGTGGTGCCGCTGTTATTATTTCGCGCTCTCCTAGTGAGGTTACGCCGCGGATCACTATTGTCCGAGGTTGCCGGTGAGTACCATAGCCGGACCTTCTTTAACGAGGTTACTGCCCTATTGAGCTCAATCCTCGCCGCGATCCTTCCGGAAGGCGGTACCGCTGTTGTGATTATGGTGCCGTCATAATTTTTTTATTCTTTGCAGCCAGTTTTCTTTGAAAGAGGGCGCTGCGGAATACCCGATCGGGGGGATCGGGACCGGTGGAAGCGCCGGCGGCTGCGGGATAGGCGGCTGCGGGATCATATATTTTATTTTTATTTTCGATCGCTTCTTCGCGGCTGAGGCGTGATCCCGATCGCTGCCCACCGTCATTACCGGCCGAGGTAATGACTGCAGCGGGGAGGTATGCCTCGCCGCGAGCTTTGTGCGTTTTTTGAGCGGTCCCCGGATATTCGTCGGATCGGCGTCTGCCTTCCCGCGACCTACATTTATTTTGAAATGCATACTCATAAAACCCTTTTTTGTTTTTTTCATTCCGAGATATTCAAAGCGCACTTTTTTACCGAAAGGACGTAGCTGCAACGCTTGCTTTACCTCGTTGACACCCCATATTGTCCACGTCTTGCCGCTCTTGTCCTTGATCGCATAGAGGACGCTGCGACCGCCCTTGCCGACCGCGGGAAAGACGCCCATATAGGTCCCCTCGAGGACCTTGCCGTGCTTGAGCCATTTCCAAGTCGGTGGATAGGTCATATCTCTTTTTCAAAATAAAAGCGCGTTTCGTTTGAGAGCGAATGAATTGTAACCGATACGAGCCGCCACCCCATGCGAGCATACTGGTTGATAAAGGTTTCAATGCTCGACCAGTCGAAGATCCCCTGTTCCACTACAATATATTTATATTTTTTCATACTTTTTCGAACTCGAAGTTGTTAACGGCATAGTTCCATAGCATGAGAAAAGACCGCGGCGGGAGATCCCCGTGCTTCGTCCTAAACGCCATGATCTTGTATTTTCGTTGCCACCGGTGATCGCTCGTACTCACTTGATAATATGAGGTGTACCCCGCAGGCGAGAGATAGATAATATCGAAGATCCCGAACACGTCATGTCCGGTCCGGACCGACCACGCCAAGCCGCCGTGCTCGGTTAACATATGCTTTGCTTTTGTAAGGAGTTCTTTTTCTTTCATGTTGGCGGTTAGATAGCCCGTCTATGATCATTTACTCTTGCTATACGCAATCGTACGAGCTCGTTTTTTGCTATAAATGCAAAATTGTCGCACTTGCACCACGAGAGCTCGCAAGCGCCGCGGTCGAAAATCTGCGCCGCGATAGCGTGATCGGTGTATGGGTGTCTGCAATTCTTGCAGTCCGGGTTGTCGGTAAAACCGTGGTAGTAGCTTATTCTCATGTTATGCGTGTACGATCTTAGGGTGTTTGTGCAGCTTGCAGTCCGGGTCCGGGCAATAGCGCTCCATATGCTTGAGCGGCATAGGGACGCTCGCGCCCACCGTCTGCTCGGTATCATATAGAGGCGTACGCCACGGCGCCCAAGGCATAAAATAACTGAAATCCACCTTCTTCCCATTATCTTCCTCGCCTTCCGGTACGTCCTTATTAAAAGAGCCCGGGTTTGCTTCCCACTTCTGAAGATCCTCGAGAGTGTGATCGGAATACCGGCTGATATAGGTCGTATTGCCCCACCCGATCACGCGTTCGACGCGCGTAAACTTTTCCACGAGCACCCGGAGTGATACGTCGAGCCGGCTCCAATGCTGCGTGGTCGCGACGATATCGAGCCGGTCCTTGCCGTGCTGCTGCAGCTTTATTTCTGTATCCTCGGATAAGAGCGCCCACCGGCGTGCATTGAAGTACCTCGTTGCCTCGTCGCATATGATCACGCCGCGCTTCATAAAGTTCCACGTGTCTATGTTTTTCCAGTAATAGATGAGCTTCGTCGGGTCCTCGCGATCTGCCTCACTATATATATCACCGATCGCGAGCTCCGGGTGCCCGTCATAGAGCTTCGTAAGCCATTTGATATTCTCAAGGTAAATATACACGTTCGAGAAAACCTTATAGCCCCGCTTCGCGGAGTCCTTGAGCCAGTCGGATATGTTTTTGTTAATCATGAGCGCTGTCTTGCCGTGCCGCGGTAGCCCGTCATATATTCGTATTGCCATATTATTCGGAGAAAAAAATTATAAGCCCGAGTGTTGCGGTGATCGCCGTCGACATAAAAACGATTGCGAATATTGTCATTTCTTTTGTGTGGGCATAGCCTGTCCCTCCGGAGTGCTGCGGCTTGCGATAAGGTGGAAGATCCACATGATCGCCTTGAAGGTGAACCATGCCACCATGAAATCGAGCAAAAAACCGAAGGCGCCGAACACGCCGGGAATATCCACGATCCCCGCGGCGTACCGGACGAAGCCGCCGAAGTATGCCACGCTTATGCCTACCCGAGGCGGGATATGTAGCGGAATGAGCTTTAACATATTGTGAATCACCACCTCGAGGATCCATAGCGTGAAGATAAATATATCTGTAATCATTAGAAGATAACTTTTATAATCGTCCACGCGACGCCGACCCACGCCGCTGCGGTTTCAGTTTGAAAAATCATATTTTTATTCGGTACCCCTAGGAACCCGGAGAGCGTGCTGCTATTCATTATCGGGATCTTAGCGCCCCACAAAGTGAGATCTAGCCGCGGATCGGTGCTGCTGTCATTCTGCAGCGTGCCATATTGCACGCCT